GGCTTTTTTGAAGTTTGCGCCATTAGGAGCTACGGCTGGCACCTTTATTGCTTATGACCGATTGTGGGCTTGCTCTGGATTAGGCACGGTTGTCACGACCGCGCAAGTTGTGAACACGCCGGGGGCATTGCCAATCGCGCGCGATCCTAACCTTGGCGTTGATGTTTTGCCGTTTATCGAAGTTTACACCGCGCCGGGTGCAACCGCTGCGACGTGGACAATTACTGGCGTTGACGCCAACGGCAACGCGGGCCGAACGTGGGTTTACGCTCACCCTGCCAATGCCGAAAGCGTTGGCCAGATGATGCTGGTTTTACCCGGTGGCGCAAGTCCAGCGACGACCGCTGGCATTAGGCAGGTTACGCAATTCCAATGCAGCGCAACGTCTGGAACGGCTGGCGATGTTGGCGTGACGCTTGTGCGAATGGGGCCGACTGCAAGCTCCGCTATCGCAAGCCAAGGCCCTACGCTGGACGCGCTAATGACGGGCCTACCAACCGTGTATAACGATAGCTGCATTGCATTTATGGCGCTTTGCAGCACTACAAACACTGGCCTTTTGCTAGGTGAATTGGCGATAGGCTAATGCAGAAATATCGCAATGTTGGCGGCGCAACCGGGGGCTTAAGGCGGCGGTATCTCGGTCGCTATAAGCGTTTTGACGATAGCATTGCAAGCGCGATTGTCCGCTCTGAATTATTCATAGCGAATCAATCGGGCGGCAATATAACTGGCAGTGCTGTCGATCAATTCACTGTTGCGGCGGCGGCGTCTGGCAACGCGCTAACCAACGGCGCGGCGAGTGACAGCGCTTCTCTAGCGGCTGCGTCTAGTGCCCTAAGCGAAAGCCTTGCCAATTCGAATAGCTCCGTCCAAATCACTGCTACTGCGAGCGGCACCACCGCTGCGATAGAAACGACCGGCTCCTCTACATCTGTCATTAGCTTAGGCGCTCAAGTTTCGGGCGGTTCGTCATCTATCGGCGCGTCAACAATCGCCATCGGTGCAAACGCGCTATCTAGCGGTCAATCTATTGTCGGCGGCGGTGTAGCTGATAGCGTGACAATGTTGGCCACGGCTTCAGGTTCGCTAATTTCAGGCGGTTCAAGCACTTCAAATATTGGCGTTGACGGGAATAGCACTGCAACATCTAGCGTTTCGGCAAACGCCAATGGCAATGTGGTTGTTTCGGGTTCGGGCGTTGGCCAATCGGCGGCAATAGCGAACGGCTCAGGCGGTATAGCGAACAATTGTATCGCCGCTGGTTCAACTTCCACGGGTGGTTATTCTCAAGCTGTTTTTAACGGTTCCGGCACTGCACAAGGCCAAAGCGAAATAGTCGCCTCATCATCGGTTGCTACTGCGGGCGATACGCATTCAATCGGGCAACTAACCATCGCCGGTGGTTCGAATGCGCAGCCATTGGCGCTTGCTATTGTCCAAAGCGAAAGCAAAAATGTTGGCGATGTAAGCGGCTATTTGGGACTAGAAAGCAATGTCGCCGGGGACGCAATGGCAAGAGGTCTATCAATCGATCTTGTCACCATCGGGACCGTCACAAGCGGGCAAGCTTCTAGCGCTGCTAATACGCAAAGCGCTGTTTCGGTCAATGCCGAAATCGCTGGAATAGTGGCAGGGATCGCGGTTAGTGCGGAATCCGTAATAAGCAGTGGGGTTGCTACAAGTATCAACGGCGGCGCTACCATTGACGCAAAAACAATCATAGCGACATTCATACAATCTCAAGCGGTCTCGAGCGCGCAAGTGCATGCTATTTCAATCCTACAGAATAAGGTTGAAGCACAAGCAACCGTAGATATTTACACAGTCGCCAGCCTCTTGGCGCAGCCCGTAACGGATTGCGCGGCTTTAGGGCAAACGTTGACGCAAGCGGACACTCAAAGCAACATTACACTTATCGGCATGGCGCGCGGAATAACTTATATTGAATTAGACACCGGTCGCCAAGCTGATAGCAAGACGCGCGATCATACTGCTATTTCGGAAAAGCGCGAACGTCTAGGCGGTAGCGCGGCCCGCTCGCGCAACGTAGCATCGGCGGAAAGAAAGAGGGCGGCGTAATGGCAATAACACTAGCACCAAAAGCACCTAGTGAGCGGATTGCGTATCTATGGACGCCAGCCCTTTCTGGTGGCGATACGACCAGTGGCGCACCGACGGTTGCCGTTATTAGCGGATCAGCGGCAACGGATGGCATTACACTTGTTGGCACGGCGCAATCTAAGATATGGCTCGTTGGCGGTGTTGACGGCGAAACGTGTGAATTTCTTGTCACGATCAACACGACCGGCGGAGAGGTGCTGCAAGAAACGCTATATTTGCCCATAAGCAGCACGGCGCTATCCGCGCTAGGCGCAAAGCTTGTTGCGGTGTTCCCCGATTTCGCGGGCGTGCCAAATGAGGCTATAGACTATTGGCTTGAGCAAGCCGCCATAATCGCTAACTGGCAAAGCGATCATGCGCAAATGTTGTTAGCCTGCCACTATATGGCAATCAACGGATTAGGCAAAAGCGCGGTAAGCGGCGGCTTGACTAGCTTTAAATCAGGCAGCGTAGACATGAAATTCAGCGAAGCCAAGGCCAATACAATCGGATTCGCGCAAACCACCTACGGAGAGCAATTCAACATCCTATTGCGCCGCCGTCACGCAGGCCCGCGCGTCATTAGCGCGGGCGCGGGATGCAATGCTTGCGGATAAAGTCCGCGAAACGGTCGGTGCTATCACACCATTGCTGCGCCAAATCATACGCCCAGTCTCGCGGCTCCGGCAATATAACGCCGTCGGGTAGCTTGTTGGCGTTTGCGCGGCCTTGCGCAAGCCATGATTCAACGTTAAATGGCGGGCTTACAGCTTCGCGCGAAATTGTATAAGTCAAACCACTTGACCAATTGGGGGCGTAAGCCGTCATATCTAATTTTCCGCGCTTCCAAGCCATCCCGCCAATCCAAAGCGGAGGTTTATGCCCATCATATTCGGGCGTCCACGTTACATATTCAGTCATTAAATAACTCCTACAAGATAAGCAACCAGCCATAGCGAAGCTGCGGCTATTGTCAAGAATGATGACGCAAAAACGACCGTCCATATAATCGCTATAGGCTCGTCCGTGGCTATTACGGTGCGCCCATAGTCGGCTTGTGTCCGGCCTCCCGCTTGCATGGGGAGCGTGTCGAAATTACGATTGTTCATTATATTATCCTTCCTTTCGCTCAACTACAATATAACCTTGCTTGCCCCAGTCCGTTGCTACGGCTTCGGCGGTGTCTTTGCAAGATACGCGCATCTCTTTAGCGATTAGGCGGGCCTTGTCACGGGTTAGAGCGGTTACGTAATATGTCATATTCAAATCCCTTGTTTGCGTTTTCAATACCCCCTCTTAAAGCGGGGAATTTACCGCGTCAAGCATAATCGGCGGTAAATCTGCAATAGGTATAAAATATCGTCTTTTGATATGTTAAACCTTGCCCAAGCCTTCGCCGAGCGCGCCCTTGTAATATCGCAGATTTATGGCGGGCCGTATTATGACGCTATTTTACACGCGCAAGGACAGCCCGTCTATGATGTTGGCGGTTCCATTGTCACACCCGGCACAAGCACTAGCAGGCCGTGCCAAGCGCAAGTTGATATGGCCACGCAAGATATGCGGCAAGCCGAAGGTTATACCGAAGCCGATATGCGTATCATGATCTTAACCGATACGCTTGCCGGTTCGCCAACGCTGGACGAAACAATTGAGATATTGGCTGGCCCGCATAAAGGCGAATGGCGGATACAATCGATCATGCGTGACAGTATGAATATCTATTGGGAATTGCGCGGTCGGCAAGCGTGATTAAGGGGCTAAAATCACATAGGGCGCGGCTCAAGGCGTTGCAATCGCCAGCGACAATCAACCTTGTCGGCAAGGCCGTGTTCGCAGCCGCGCAACTTATCGAAAACGCCTCTGCTATCTCAATAACCACGGGCGCGGTTTCGGGCAAACAACACGTAGCATCAAAACCCGGGGAAGCGCCAAATGCGGATACCCACGTTCTAGACCGCTCCCATGAAACGATTAAAACGGGGCCGCTAACCGCAAGGGTCCAAGTTACAGCGCCATACGCAGCGCCTTTGGAATTTGGGAGCAGCAAGGTTGCCGCCCGACCATTTTTGAAACCGGCGCGCGATAAGAAGACTGGTGAGGCAAGGGCGTTGGTAGTGAAGGCGATTAACATAGCGCTTAAGCGGGCGCGGGGAGATGGTTCATAATGGAGAATATTATGCGAATTTTTGCCCAAGATTGGCGTTACGTGACGCCATCAAAAACGATGATTATCCCAAAAGGGTATGAAACGGGTGATCAAGAAATAATCGCAGCGGCTGACTTGGCCGGGGCATTAGAGGAATTAAACGATGGACCTGCCAAAAGAAGCAAGAAAAGCGGCGATAACGCTCCTAAAGAGTGACACCGGTTTGGTTGCTATTGTGCCTGCAACGCGCATATACAGCCAACAAGTCCCCGCGATACCCGAATGGCCATTTATTAAGCTAGGGCCGTCCACAAGCGCCCCTATCCGCGCATCATGCACGGACGGAGCAAGCGTCTCGTTTAGCGTCCACGGCTTCGCCAAACCGCGTCTTGTCGGTCGCAATGAAGTCGAAACAGCTGAGGACCATGCAAGCCGCATTGGCGAGAATATAAAAAACGCGCTTGAAGGCAAGGGCGTTGACATTCCCGGCGCGCATATTGGTTTCCGCCTAAACGAATTGCAGCTTTTGCAAGACGGCGGCGAAGCAAGCGCATTCCATTTTTATGGCGTGATAACGGCCCGAGTTATCGCTTAGGCGGCGGTAAATTATCAAGCCTAAAAGCATACCATTGCCCCAAATAAATCAGGAGATTCCACAGTGTCATTCCCAAAAGAATTTAAGTTTGCCAAAATCAAATTTAGCGATGGGGCTGTTATCCCTGTTTTTGCCGATCTTTGCGGTGTTTATGATGTGACGGTTAACGAAGTTGCGGAAACTACGCAAACGCGAGTCCGCGATTGCAACGCGCTTGGAGGTCCTGGCGTCAATGAATTGAAGGTCGTCGGCACAAACTGGACTATCTCAGGAACCGGCCTAACTAATGCTGATCAAACGGCGGTTATCGGAACAGCCCTATTTGCCAAGCAAGTTGAATATATTGTCGAAGGTTACACGACCGGCCCTACGCCAGCAGGTGTATTGCTTGGCACGTTTGAAGGGGCTGGCATTCTAACCGCGCGCAATATGGGTATCCCGATTGAAGGAGCTTCATCGCTTGAATTGACAATCGAAGGCACTGGTTTGCTTGCTTATACACCGGCTCCATAATGGATAGCGGTATTCGCATAAAGTTTGCAAATGGCACTTATCTTTTCCGTCTGCTATGGCCGCAATTGCTGGAATTAGAGCGCAATTGTGGCCGAGTAGACAAAGATGGTTCGCGCATTCCTAAATCGGTGTTTACCATTTTTAACGAGATGGCGGCAATGTCGGCTAATGCGATCGACATTAAGGAAACGATCCGCCTAGGCTTAATCGGCGGCGGGGAAGCTGTTGTTGATGGCCAGCCCGTAACCGTAGGCGCATTAACGGCGGCGCAATTGACCGAAGATTATATTTTCCCGCTAAATGACGCCCGCATGGTTGCTGAATCTATCCTTTATGAAACAATTGCCGGGGTTGAATTAAAAAAAAAGATGCAGGAAGCGGACAAGCCAAAAACCAAGCGCACCGTAAAGGCCAAGTTATAGCCAATTGCGGGGTGCTAGGGATGAATTGGGAACGAACAACGCTTTCGGAATATTATGAAGCGCTTGAGGCACATAATGAAGCCGACAAGAAATCAGGACCAATAAGCGAAAAATCCGCCGAAGAATTACGGGCATTTAACAAAGCGCACGGGATGAATTAATGCCAGAAGTTGACCCTCTGATTCTTCAAGTTAGCGCCGACCTCCGCCAATATCGGGCTGAAATAAATTCGGCTACATCGCTAGTTACGAATCGCCTTGGTCGTCAAGAGATGGCTGTAAAAAACCTTGAACGCCAAATGCAACGTTCTAGCGGCGCGATTAGCGGAAGCCTAAAAGGCATAGCCGTGTCGCTGGCGGGGGCGTTTAGCGTCCAGCAAATTGGCGGATTGATTGACAACTTTACGCGGTTGCAAAATGCCTTGCGTGTTGCAGGCCTTGAAGGCGCTGGGCTTGCCAATGTGCAAGCTAAGTTGCTTGATCTATCGGGCCGATACGGCGTTAGCATTAATGAATTGGCTGATTTATTTGGTAAATCAAGCCAAGCTGCATCTGAACTAGGCGCGTCTGAAGCGCAATTGTTGCAAATCACCGAGGCAAGCGCACAAGCCCTAAAGATAACAGGCACAAGCGCAACGCAAGCGCAAGGTGCTTTACTAGGCCTTACGCAAGCGCTTTCAAGCGGCATTGTTAGGGCTGAGGAATTTAACCAGATTAACGAAGGCGGCTTGCGCCCGCTTTTGCAAGCTGCTGCAAATGCCGAAAGATTCGGTGGTAGCGTTGCAAAGTTGCGCGCAGCGGTTGTTGACGGCAAATTCAGCAGCCAAGAATTCTATCAGGCCATCTTGCAAGGTAGCGCCGAGCTTGATTCCAAGGCTAGTAAGGCGACGTTGACACTTGCGGGCGCTTTTACTGCATTAGCTAGTCAACTAACGGTCTATGTGGGCGAGGCTTCGGCATCGAACGGTGCAACCAGTGCGCTTGCAGCTGGCATAGCCGCGCTGGCAAATAATTTGAACATACTAATTCCAGCTCTGGCGATTATAGCAACCGGCCTTGGCGTAGGCCTTGTTACCAACTCTATCGCTGCGCGCGCTTCTCTTGCAGCCGTTACCGCGCAAGCGGCGGGGACGACTGGCGCTCTTGCGACTATGGGGGTTGCAGCGCGTAGTGCGGGCACTGCTTTGCTGGGTGCTTTTGGCGGGCCGATAGGGGTTGCGGTTACGGCATTGGCGCTTGGCATTGGCTATCTTGTCACGCAAACGAGTGAAAGCGCAGTTGCCGCGCAAGCTAACGCGCGCGCGCAGGAATTATCGGCACAAGCTTCTCAATCGGGTGCAGATGCTGCGG